ACCTACCCCCCATGATAGTATATACGAGGCCGCACACAAAAACTGTATACATGGTGTTCTGCACAAACAAATACCAAAAACTTTTGAAATACCCCCCTTCTACTTTTTGACTGCCAGTAATGGATTTGAAAATATATTCGTGATTTTTCTAAAAGGGTAGGTTCAGAATACCCCCCATATACCCCAAAAAAAAATTTTTTAAAAACTTATATATATATTATATTATATATATTATATATTCTATCTCTCTCTCTTATTAAGAGAGAGAGAATATATATATTAATTATTATATATATATTATATACTATACGCGGATGTTTATTTATCCCATTTTCATCCACGGTAGGCACTGTCCCCACCCGATCAGTGTCTACCACCTTGGGTGGAGGATACGATGAAACATGAAAAGATCTTAGAACAGCTAAAGAAGCTTCCTTTGGAGGCTCAGGCAGATTTGCTTGCTGATCTCGAACAGCTTGAAGAGCTGAAGAACAAGAAGAAGGCTAAATCAGAGTTTCTGGCATTTACCAAAATGATGTGGCCTAGCTTTATTGGTGGTCGGCATCACAAGATTATGGCTGAGGCATTTGAAAGGGTAGCTAGGGGGGAGTTGAAAAGGCTTATCATCAACATGCCACCCCGTCATACCAAGTCAGAGTTTGCGTCCTATTTGCTTCCTGCTTGGTTCTTGGGGCAGTTCCCAGAGAAAAAGGTTATTCAAACAGCTCACACTGCAGAACTGGCAGTGGGTTTTGGTCGTAAGGTCAGGAACCTGATACAGGGAGATGACTTCAAGAAAGTATTTCAGGGGATAGACCTGTCATCAGACTCAAAAGCTGCGGGTCGTTGGAACACAAACAAGCGAGGTGATTACTTTGCGATTGGTGTTGGCGGTGCGGTAACGGGTAAAGGTGCGGATCTTTTGATCATAGATGACCCTCACAGCGAACAGGACGCCCAACAAGGGCAGTTTAACCCCGAAGTGTATGATCGGGTCTACGAATGGTATACATCTGGCCCCAGACAGCGTTTACAGCCCGGAGGGGCGATCATTATTGTGATGACCAGATGGTCGAAAAGAGACCTGACAGGACAGATCATCAGTAAATCTGCTGAGAGGATAGGTTCTGACGAATGGGAAGTCATAGAGTTCCCTGCGATCATGCCTTCAGGTAAACCGTTATGGCCTGAATTTTGGAAACAGGACGAATTAGAGGCGATTAAGGCCGAAATTCCAGTAGGTAAGTGGTCTGCACAGTACCAACAAGACCCCACATCGGAAGAAGGGGCGTTAATTAAGCGAGAATGGTGGAGAAGTTGGAACAAAAGTCACCCACCGCCCTGTGAAGCCATCATTCAGTCGTGGGATACAGCGTTTTTAAAAACAGAACGGTCTGATTACAGTGCTGTAACCACATGGGGGATCTTTTATCACCCAGATGATGACGGAAGAATGGCTCCAAATCTGATTATGCTAGACGCATACAAGGAAAAGCTAGAGTTTCCTGACCTGAAGAAGGCTGCATATGACAAATACTGGGAATATGAGCCAGATCAGCTTGTCGTGGAGAAAAAAGCGTCTGGTGCGCCCCTGATATTCGAGCTGAGGGCTATGGGCTTGCCCGTTACAGAGTTTACTCCATCGAGGGGGCAGGACAAAATAGCCCGTGTAAATGCGGTTTCTGATCTTTTTGCGAGCGGTGTGGTCTGGTGTCCAGACACAAGATTTGCGGATGAGGTTATGGAAGAAGTGGCTTCGTTTCCTGCAGGGGATCATGACGATTATGTTGACTCGATGTCACAAGCATTGATACGTTTCCGTCAAGGCGGCTGGATTAGAACATCAACCGATGATTGGGACGATGAACCAACTTACAGAAGACCAGTAGAATATTATTAATTGTTCTGCTATACTGACGAAAGAACTTTTGCAAAGGACAGATCATGGCAATCGAAAAGCAGATGACACCCTTCGAGGTAGAAGATGATGATCAGGAAGAGGCAGTGCAGGTTGAGATAGTCAATCCTGAAGCCGTTTCTATGGAAACAGAAGATGGCGGCATCATCATCGATTTTGAAGGAGAGATGACTGAAGAGCTTTTAGGGAGCGATAGCCATGATCAAAACCTAGCAGAAGTTATTGACGATGATGTACTCCAGTCAATGGCAAGCGAGCTGATTGCTGATTTCAAGGCAGATCAGGAAAGTAGGTCAGATTGGGCAAGGGCATACGTCAAGGGATTAGACCTTCTGGGCATGAAGGTTGAGGACAGACAGCAACCGTGGGCCGGGGCTTCTGGGGTTTTTCACCCGATACTCACGGAAGCTGTCGTCCGTTTCCAAGCACAGGCTATGGGAGAGATCTTTCCCCCTGCAGGGCCAGTGCGTACCAAGATTGTTGGTAAAAACGATACCGAAAAGAAAGATCAGGCATTTCGTGTAGAAAACGAGATGAACTACCTGCTGACAGAAGAGATGTCAGAATATCGTGATGAAATGGAGCAAATGCTCTTCAAGCTGCCCATTGCAGGTTCTGCATTCAAAAAAGTTTATTATGATCCACTGATGGAGCGCCCGTGTTCCATGTTCGTACCATCTGAGGATTTTGTTGTGTCTTACGGGGCATCAGATCTAAAAACATGCCCAAGATATACGCATGTGATGAAAAAAACATCAAACGAGGTTCTACAACTGCAGGTAAACGGGTTTTATCGTGATGTAGATCTTCCAGATCCTGAGCCAGATTACTCAGACATTAAGCAAAAATACGATGAGTTAGACGGCGAAGAGGCCGTCATTGAGGATGATGACCGTCATACAATCCTAGAGATGCATGTTGATATGAACATGCCAGAGGAGTTTGATGACCCTGACGGGATAGCTAGGCCTTATGTGATTACAATCGATAAGACATCATCAGAGATATTATCTATTAGAAGAAACTGGTATGAGGACGATGAAAAGAAAAAGAAACGTATGCATTTCGTACATTACCGATACCTTCCGGGCTTGGGATTCTACGGCACAGGACTTATTCACCTCATTGGAGGCTTGGCAAAATCAGCCACCTCAATACTTCGACAACTTATTGATGCGGGTACGCTATCGAATTTACCTGCAGGTCTTAAAGCTCGCGGTCTTCGTATCAAAGGTGATGATGCGCCTCTTATGCCGGGTGAGTTCAGGGATGTGGATGTACCGGGCGGTGCTATCCGTGACTCAATTACATTTATTCCTTACAAAGAGCCATCAAGCGTACTCTACTCGCTACTCGGAAATATCGTTGAAGAAGGCCGCAGAATAGGTTCTGTTGCTGACGTACAGGTAGGCGATACAAACCCACAGGCTCCAGTAGGCACAACCCTAGCACTGATGGAAAGATCCATGAAGGTGATGTCTGGGGTACAGGCAAGATTACATGCTGCTTTAAAACAGGAACTGAGAATACTCGCCAAGATTATACACGACAATATGTCTGCAGAGTATTCCTACGACATGGATGGTGACTTCGACAGAACAAAAGACTTTGATGGTCGTGTTGATGTTATCCCTGTATCAGATCCGAATGCAGCAACAATGTCACAAAGGGTGATGCAGTATCAGGCTGCTCTACAGCTTGCACAGCAAGCACCGCAGCTATACGACATGGGGAAACTACACAGACAGATGTTAGAAGTTCTGGGTATTAGTGAAGCAGCCGAAATCATTAAACTACCAGACGACATCAAACCAAAAGACCCAGTTTCAGAAAACATGGCTATTCTGAAGCAAGAGCCAGTCAAAGCGTTTATGTATCAGGATCACGAAGCGCATATTCAGGTGCATATGTCAGCCATGCAAGATCCAAAAATACAGCAGATCGTGGGGCAATCACCTTTTGCAGGGGCTATACAGAGTGCTATGGCATCGCACATCACTGAACACGTTGCGTATCAGTATCGCAAAGAAATACAGCTACAGCTAGGCGTGGAGATGCCAAGCGAAGATCAGCCACTACCAGAGGACACAGAAGAGGAGATCTCTCGTCTGGCGGCAGAGGCGGCGCAGAAACTACTTGGCAAAAATCAAGCAGAGGTGGCACAGCAACAAGCAGAAGAAGCAGCAAAAGACCCTCTCACAGTCATTCAGCAGCGTGAGATCGCAATCAAAGAAGCAGAGCTTAAGCATAAAATCGAGATGGATAGAGCAAGTCTTGACCTCGATGCGACCACCAAGATCGGTAATTTGGATCTACAGGCTGAAAGAATTAAGTCTGAGAACAAGCGAGCAGGTGCTTCTATTGGTGCTAGGATTGCTACGGAGCTTGATAAAGAACAAAGAAAAGACAAACGGGAGGGGGCTAAACTTGGCCTAGAAATAGCCAAGGAGCTTGATAAGTCTAGTGAATGATCCATTACTTGAATTAATTAAAAACAAAATAGCAGATTATAAAAGTTCAATTGCACTTTTCTTGGCAGAAGGCGGTGCTACAACGCATGAAGACTATGTCAAGCTGACAGGAAAGTACGAAGCATTTAGGCTTTTAGAAGAAGATTTGTTAGAAATAGAAAAAAAATATATTGAAAGCTAAAAATTTTTTAGTTAATTCTTAATTACTCGCGGATAGGCCGCGCAAGGTAACGGTGAACCTCTAAATCACTGCAAATGGGTGCAATATGGTTGCGACAATTAAAGTCGATAACACGAAGGTAGAAGATAACCTTCAATCAAAACTACCAGAACCTACGGGATACAGGCTTCTGATAGCACTTCCAGAGATCGATGAGAAGACAGAGGGCGGAGTAATCATGCCTGATGGGCTTCGTAAAGACGAATCTACAGCGTCAATTATAGGTTTTGTTATCAAAGCAGGGCCAGATGCTTACTCTGATAAATCCCGTTTTCCTAATGGTGCTTGGTGCAAAGAGGGTGATTTTGTTATTTTCAGATCATACTCAGGCACTAGGTTTAAGGTGCAAGGTAAAGAATTTCGTCTAATAAATGACGATACCGTAGAGGGTGTTGTCGATGATCCAAGGGGGTATTCAAGAGCATGAATAAAGCTGCAGAACAAGATATTGATTTTGACGCTACCGAAACACAAGATGTTGAGGAAGTACAAAAGGAAGAAGAGACTTCTTCTGAAGTAGAGATCGAAATCGTTGACGATACCCCTGAAGAAGACAAGGGTAGAGCAAGACGAGCGGAGGGTGCAGAACCCGACATTCCTGACGATGAGGAGTTAGAATCCTATAGTGAGGGTGTTCAAAAACGTCTCAAAAAAATGAAATGGGAGTTTCATGAAGAGAGACGGGCTAAAGAGGAATCAGAACGACTAAAAGAAGAAGCGGTAAACTACGCCCAAAAAATTAAAGAAGAAAACGATAAGCTGAAAGAAACGCTTGAAAAAAGCGAAGGCGTTCTTGTTGATCAAGCCAAAGGCAGGATTGACTCACAGATCGCAAATGCGAAGGCCAAGCTTAAAGAGGCTCACGAAACAGGAGATACTGATGCTCTTATAGAAGCACAGGAAAACCTGACAAATCTTCAAAACGAAAAGTTTAGATACGAAAACTATACTCCACCTAAGAGACAACAGGCAGAAGAGTTTAAGCCACAGGATGCCAAAAAAATGCAGCCACCCCCGCAAGCTATGGAGTGGTGGAAAAACAATCCGTGGTTCGAGGGTAACGCCCCCGGTGATAAGGCTCTTACAGGTTATGCTATGGGTGTTCACACCGAACTACAGGCAGAAGGTGTTGAATTAAATTCAAAAGAGTACTATGATCGAATAGACGCTGCCATGAAGGAAGCGTTTCCGAATAAATTCGGCGTTGCAGTAGAGGAGACTACATCACAGCAACCCCGAACAGGAGCCGTGGTCGCCCCTACGTCTAGAACGTCTAAAAAACCACGCAAGGTGAAGTTAACTCCGTCTGCAGCCGCTCTCGCCAAGCGGTTAGGACTAACACCTGAACAATATGCGGCGCAACTAATGAAGGAAAGCTGATATGGCTGATAGAACTCCACGCACTACAGAAACTAGAGAAAAAACAGGACGTAAAAAGGGATGGTCTCGACCATCTGCGCTACCTACCCCCGAACCAAGGGATGGATTACATTTCCGTTGGATTCGCACCTCAACTTTGGGTAACAGCGATAACACTAATGTTTCGGCTCGCTTTCGTGAAGGCTATACACCAGTCAAGGCTGCAGACTTTCCTGAGTTAACTGTTGTGTCTGATATCGATTCTCGATTTAAAGACAACATTGAGGTAGGTGGACTGCTTTTATGTAGTATACCTGCAGAAATTGCTGAAGAACGTGTCGAGGTTCAACTCGAACAGGCTCAACACGCACAGGATGCGGTAGATCGTAATTTTATGAGAGAGAACGATCCTCGTATGCCAGTGTTGAATCCTGAGCGTTCCACGCGAACTTCATTTGGGAAGTAACCAAAAAGTTCAATTGAACTTCTAGGGAGCTTCCTTGGTATAAATTTGGTTAGGAGGATGAGCAAATGGCTACTACAGCAGCTCCCCAAGGCCTGAAGCCCGTTAAACGAGCTGACGGTATGCCCTACGCAGGGGCAACAACTGAATACCTGATCGATCCCGCTGGCGAGGCGACCAATATCTATAACGGTCAAGTTGTCATAATCGGAACAGACGGGTATATTGCGATTAGTACCGCTTCAGGTGCTGACGCAAC